TCCAAACGTTTCCGCAACATCAAGGCTTGTTACAACGGTTATTTCTTCTTTGTTTACTGTTTTGATTTCAACTAACATTTTCTACCTCCAACAAATACATTGTCATGGGGCAGAAGAGCATAAAAATAAGCCCACTACCCCTGTTACTGTTGGAGTAGCGAACTTCCAATCTTTTTTTGGTCTGTCTTTATTCCGGGTCTTGGTTGCAATCTAGGCTGTTTAATCAGCTTTCACTCTCCGGACGTAGTGCAAGACTTCCTAACTGACACATATTATATCATGCAGAACGTAGGTTCGCAACATAAAAATAAGAGCACCCTTTCGGATGCCCTTAAAATTCTATATTCTATTGTAATTTGATAACTTCTTTGTTTCCAGTCCAAATGCTTGTTTCATATTCCAGTTCAATGCTCTGCGCATCCTGCGGAACTACAAATGCAATCTTGTAAGATGTTTTTCTGCCACTTGAAAGATTTGCATTCAACGAAGAACTATCAACAACACTGTAATTTTGTTCACAATCTGTATCGTCTGCGTAGCACTGGAAATCGTAGATGCTTACATACTTATCATCTTTACTGTTGTTCTGATAGGAAACATCAATCATAATGTATTTTGTTCCATCAGCAGGAGCGTTCCAACCGTATTCATCCTCATAATCAGTGTAGTCAAGGTCAAAATCATTTATTGTAACTTGCAAGCCGTCCGCATCGAATGTGTAACCGGGAGAAATAACAGTACCACTAGGTACTTCCGCTTCTTCAACTTTAGATTCCGGTGTGATTTCTGATACTGCGGCAGAACTTTCCGTTGTTGCAGAAACTGATGCTTGTGTTCCAGTAGATTCCTTGCTACTATCGGATACACTATTTACAAACAATGCCATAATGGCAAAAATAATAATTCCGATAATAGAGCAAGTCAGTCCTGCGATAGCAGTGCCGTGTTTCTTGTCTTTCTGACATAATGCAATGATAGCAAGAACAGCACCTATAATTCCCGGCACAATTCCAAAAGCTATACAAGCTGTCAAAATACTGATGATTCCTAAAATCATCGAAGCAATTCCTAAACCACTTTGTTTCATAGAGTAATTACCCCTTTCATTTTGGATTTTATAGAATTTTAACACATTTGTGATATTCTGTCGATAAATAGATGTGAAGTATTGAAAAAATATTTTTGGGTCAACCGTTTTGATACCCCCGTAGGTCTGCATTTTCAACCGAAAATCTCGTTTTCATAGGTTTTTGAAAGAAAAGTTTTTCTACAATTTTCGTGCTAAAAATTTTAAATCCCCCCGGGGTAGCACTTTTCAAGCTGAAAAATCCGTTTTCAGAGTTTTTTCGCAGATTTTTTCAGACCGATTCAAAGTGTGTAACATCTGCGCACTTCTGCAGTGCACGTTTTGGACGTGTCACCGTGTCGCAGCTTTCGCAAGGTCTCCGACTGCCGAAAGCATGGAATCATACGCAGACCGCAACAGCTCCGCAGATTCCGCAGACAGACCAACGGCGGCATTCTCTACCCTTATAACGGTTTCCAGCCGCTCCCCGGCATCCGCTACGCTCTCCATAATGTCGTATACATGACCGATTCCCACTTTTCGCATTTTGTCAAAATCCCCCTTGTAATATTTGATTGTACACCAAGACAGCGCAAGCCGTCAATATATCTGGGCGCAGGATCTGACCGGACCCGGTGGAAGAGTAGCACAAATAGACCGCCAAGCCGGCAGCAGATCCAACGGAACACGACAAAAAGACGGTTGTAAGCCGTCTTTTATCTGTTTTCAAGTTCAAAAATCGCCCACCGCAGGGCGGCGGCTGTCTCCGTGTCGTGCTCTCGTTCCGCACGTTCTAACAGCTTGTATAGTCTTTCAAGGTTCTTTTCTTTCATCCTGGCAACCTCCTTTTTTTAAATTTTTGGGTAAAATACACCCATAAAGCCATTGCCGGGCATCGCTCCCGGCGGGCATCCTCTGCGGCGGTTATTGTTCGATGATTTCAAAGCATTTTTTTATTTCTTCCAGGCTATGACAGCATTCCCCGCCGGGATAGCGATATATAGCCATATAATCTCCACCGCCTAAAGGTTGCATATCTTTCAAATATGCTCTATATCCTCCGTTCCCTTTTATGATATTTGGGTATCCATCTTTTCGCATTTTTTCAATTCTTGTCATGTTCCTATTCCTCCATATTTTCATTTTTTCCCGTTTCCGGGTAAAAGCAAGCCGGGGAATCGAACCCCTGTAAAGCCTGTCTTACTTGCTTAATTCTCTATAGTACCGGAGCACATACCCGGCGAGCATTGCAAAAATTAGTAATATAAAATTCTCCATTTTTCACCTCCGGAACTTATTCATTGCATGAAATCATTCCAGCGATAAAATAATAACATTCGCTTGCTGTCATTCCGTAGGAGTTCCCGACGGTTTTAATTCCTCCGGCTACGTTCCCTACCATCTGGACAGCATAGCCAGCAGCATCTTTATAAAGTCTATAACTTCCCACTGTATTCCATTCCGGTTTTTCAAATCCCTTCATTGCGTTTAATCTTGCGATCATGTTTTCTAAAGTTGCTTTTCTCATATTGCTTTTACCTTTTCACCCGTGTTATAATTTGGGTGCCTTTCTTTTTGGGTGCCGGTGTTCGCTTGGTAGGTGTCACCGGCTTTATTTATTTGTTGAGATAACTATATCATGATATATAACATGTGTCAATACATTTTCTATAAATATTTATATAAAATTTATATGACATGATATATATACAATTATATTGCATTTATATATAAAGTGTTATATAATATGATAAAACAATTTATATAAGGAGGTTTTACAGATGGCAAGAACAGCGGACTACACACGCAAAGCAATTAACAACTACCGCAGTAAATTTGATCTTGTACAAATCAGATTACCAAGAGGGACAAAAGACAGAGCAGCAGAAGCAGACATAAATATAAATGATATAGCTGTATCGGCTGTATTGGCTTATTTAGACGCCTTGGAAAGCAAGACGGAGAATTTACCGCAAGAGCCGGAAAAGACCGCAGAAAAGGCAAATACAGAGCGCACAGAGGTAGAGGAAAAGGTTGCATTGATGCAAGCAAACGAAAGACTTCACCAGCTCCAGGAGCAGAGGAGAGCAGAGAGAAAAGCATCAGAACAACCGCAAGTTGTAGACGCTGAGGAATTTTTGAAAAATATCAATAAATAATTGCAATAATCTATTGACATGCTATATAACATGATATATAATCAAGATACAAACAAACGAAAGGAGCAAACGACATGAAAGGAACACCGGACCAGATCACAGCAAAGAAAGCCGCCCGGATCGTATCGACTTGTAGAGCGTTTTTCCCGTGGTATGAACCGCAGATAAAAGACAAATTCGAGCGGCAAGCGTGGGAAGAGTTAAAATCCAAAGTTATCCCAGAGGTGGAAAGCTACACAGATGCTGCACAACTGATAGCGGATCGGCAGAAATTCGCAGACAAAACGTTGTTGCAAAAAATATTTATCAGGGCGTGCAGTCTGCGGTCACTGGATCCGGAATACCACAGAAATTTGGTACAGAAAAAGAAACAATTAGAGGACGAGCGTTGGAACCGATTACAGGACAGGCGGAAAAGATACAGTACATATTGTTAAAAATGAAAGGTTAAAAGGTGGCAAAAATGAGAAAAACAGTAGTAAACGAGTATGGAGTAAACATTGATTATGATTTGGCGGTATCTTTTATGGATGACGATTTAAGAGAGCAAATACACGGAGAGTTTGCACCGTGTACAGATCAGCAATTTTTTGACGAGTATGCAAAACGGCACGAGCAAAAATTTAATGAGGTTTGGGAGTTGGCAAAAGAAAACCCTTGTTATTAAATATTCAGCGGAGCGCAAAGGCTCCGCTTTTTTGCATTGGAGTAAAAAAGATGAAAGATAATGTACTACCGAGGATTTGCAGAACGTGCGGAACCAACTTTTTAGGTGGCCCGAGGGCGTTTTACTGCCCGGAATGCAGGCAGGAACGAAAAAAAGAGCAAAGCAAAAGATATAAAGATCGCACAAAGAACGGATCCATAACTCCACTTGGATCTATTATACAATGCGAGTCCTGCGGATGTAATATAATCAAGCTTGGCGGTTTGCAAAGATTTTGCCCTCAATGCGCTAAAAAACATTTAAAAATAATTGATAATAAACAATCTGCGGATTGGAATAAAAAGAACAAAGAAAAAGTCAAAAAATCGAAAAAAATATATAGCGATAAAAAGCAAGCAACCGGAATACATAAAAACAGCGGCATCCCTGGCGTTAATTGGGACACGGTAAAAAACAAATGGATTGCTTGCGTATCTGTTAATCACAGGCAAATCAAGATTGTGACCACATCAAACATAAATGTTGCAAA